TACTATAAAAAGAAAAAAGATGGTAACGCTTACAAAAACCCAACAAAGTGCCCTGAGTGTGTAGGTGCTGGGTATATATTAAAAAATATAAACGAGTTAGCAGGTTTAAAATTCTCACCTCCCAACGCAAAATGGCATAGTGCAAATGGTTTTACTACTAGCAAAATAAATCTTGAGTTTTTAGAGCGTGTCGCTAAAAGTAAAAACATGGATGATGCTGTTAGTTTTTTATTTAATATAAGAAGACTAAGTGCGATTGATACATATCTAAATAGTTTTGTAGAGGGGATTAATACTTTTTTAAAACCAGATGGTAAATTACACGTTCGTTTGACACAGCATATGACTTCTACTGGACGATTCTCTGGACGAGATCCTAATATGCAGAATATGCCAAGGGGTGGTACATTTCCTGTGAAAAAAGTGTTTGTTTCACGCTGGGATGGCGGCAAGATTATGGAGGCTGACTTTGCTCAGCTAGAATTTAGGGTGGCGGCATTTTTGTCGCAGGATCAAGTGGCAATGAAAGAAGTATCGGAGGGTTTTGATGTCCACTCATACACCGCAAAAGTCATTTCGGAAGCGGGTCAGGCAACTAGCAGGCAGGAGGCGAAAGCACATACATTTGCGCCGCTCTATGGAGCGACAGGATACGGCAGAACTGTCCCAGAAGCCAAATACTACGAACACTTCACAGAAAAGTACAAAGGAATCGCAGGTTGGCATCAAAGACTAGCTAAAGAAGTGTTGACCCATCGTAAAATTACTACACCTAGTGGCAGAGAATTTTCATTTCCTAATGTAAGGCGCAGGAAAAATGGAACGATTACAGATTTTACTGCCATAAAAAATTACCCAGTACAATCTTTTGCTACCGCAGACATAGTTCCTGCTGTGCTATTAGAAATAGACCTAAGAATGGCGGGTATGCAATCTAAAATTGTTAACTCTGTGCATGACTCAATCGTAATTGATGTTCATCCTGATGAGGAGAAGCGAATAATAACTATTATAGATGCTGTTAGCTGTAGTTTAAAATCAATAATAGATGAAAGGTTTAAGATTAATTTTAACGTACCCCTTGCGCTAGAAGCAAAAATTGGTGTAAACTGGCTGGATCAAAAGGAGGTCTGAAAATGACAAATCAAATAACTACGCTTGACTCTGGAAACTTTGCTGAAATGGCAAAGGCTATGGGCATGATGCAAGATATGGAAATAGATGGCAAATCCAAAGCTTCTACACTTCCCCGTCTTCGCATTTGGAATCAAGCAGTAATGGGTCAGGTGGAGATTAAGGGCAAGATGAAGAATATGGAGGTAGTGCCTGCTGGTATGTACCGTCTTCAAATGCCTGATGACACATATGTATATGCAGAAAGAGCACATCTACGTATATTTGTACAGCGTTTTATGTACAAGCGTTATGACTCAAACAATAATATGTATATTAAAACACTGATGGCAGAAGATCTAAAAGGAGACCTTAAAGATAATACAGGTGGCCTTAACTGTGGTAAACCCGCTGGTTACATTAAAGATTTTCAAGCATTGCCTGAAGACACGAAAACATTAATTAAACAGATTAAAAGAGTACGTGTGCTACTAGGCGAAGTTACACTCGAAAATGCGGTTGATGGAGAAGGTAATGAAGTATCTTCAGAAATAATACAACCTTTCATTTGGGAAATAGACAATAGAGATGCTTTTAAAACAATGGGTGAACCATTCACTCAGTTAGCAAAGCAACGCCGCTTACCAGTACAGCATTCTATTGATTGCGATACTGAAGAACGGTCTATGGCAACTGGTGTTAAATTTTATGTACCAACTGCAAGTGTTGACTTAACTAAAACAATTGATCTTTCTGAAGACGATCAGAAAAAGTTTAGTGACTTTATAGAGTGGATTAATAATTACAATGACTATATTGTTTCTGCTTGGAATGAAAAGCGCACAGAAAAACTTTCTGCTGAAGATGCAGAGTTAGTTAATGACTTTGTTGAAATAGAGGCTGATGAGACAGACGCATGAACATAAATCACTCTGGCGAAATTAAAGTACATAAGTACTTAAATGATGTTCGCAAGGGCAAACGTGGCATGTCAGATGCCACTATTGCTCGTGTGGTAAAAGATGTAGAAGAAGCTGTTAAAAAACAATTTAATCAAGGCGAACATAAATTCACATTAAGAATGTCAAACATAGGAAGGCCGTATTGCCAACTATGGTTTGCTAAGAATAAACCCAAAGAAGGCATTGATCCCCCTCCTAATTTTCTTATGAACATGATGTTGGGAGACATCGTAGAAGCTGTTTTTAAAGGAGTGTTAACAGAAGCAGGTGTAGATTTTAGTGATGGCTTTAAGTCTACGCTTAATGCTGGAGAGCACAAAATACAAGGGACACATGATTTAATTGTAGATAATAAAGTAGACGATATTAAATCTGCTTCTCCGTGGTCTTATAAAAATAAATTCAAGGACTATGAAACTCTAAGAGACCATGACGCATTTGGTTATATAGGTCAGTTAGCAGGATATGCTAAAGCACTAGGAGTAGAACCCGGAGGGTGGTGGGTCATAAATAAAGCTAATGGAGAATTTAAGTATGTTTCTGCATGGAACATGCTACCAGAAGTTGAGGATGTTTTAGATGAAGTAAAACAAAAAGTAGATGAATTAGAAACAACTAATAAGTTTAGACGTTGTTTTGCCCCAGTCGCTGAAACTTTTAGAAGAAAAGAAACAGGTAACACCATTTTAGCTGAAGAATGTTCTTGGTGTAGTTACAGACATAAGTGTTGGCCCTCCCTCAAAGAGCTACCCTCACTTCCATCCCAAGCAAAAGAGCCGCCTACGGTTGGATATATTGAGATAGCAAATGAGTATAAAATCAAGCAAAGCGCGTAGTAATGCCCTTAAACACGGATATCGTTCTGGATTAGAGCTAACTGTGCTAGAATCTTTGATTAAGCGCAGATGTAATGCTAAGTACGAGTGTTTAAAAATTGAGTGGGAAGATTTAACGTATAGAAAATATACTCCAGATTTTTTACTGCCTAATGGTATTCTTATAGAAACTAAGGGCAGGTTTACTCCCGCAGACAGACTAAAACATTTGACGATTAAAAAACAACATCCGTCTTTAGATATAAGATTTGTATTTACAAATAGTAAATCTAAATTAAGAAAAGGTTCTACTACTACATATGCTGATTGGTGCAGTAAGCATGGCTTTATGTATGCTGATAAAGATGTTCCAGAAAGCTGGATTAAAGAAAGGAAAAGAAAAATGCCTTCTAAACTAGTATTTTTTCCATTTAAAAAAATTAAGAGGTTGTAATGTCAGAAGATAAAAAAAGCTCCTCATTCGCTGTAGCAATAATTCCATCCTTTGATGATGATGGAAAATGGGACGGCACTATTTCTACACAGTTAGAGGAAGAAATAGGAAACGATCTTTTGGAAGATGAAGTAATTCAAATTCGTGGTATTTGTGGCATGATGACTGCATGTTTAAAATTAATGGAAGAAGAACCTGAATTATTGGACTACATAAAAGAATACTTTATTGCTAACTTTCAAGACATGCTACGTGAAATAATCGGGGAGCCAGAGGAAGAAGAAGAAGAAATAAAACCTCTGTTTACTCGTAGTAAAGATGGAAAAGTTATTACTTTAAATTTTAATACAAAAACATTTGGAAATGCATAATGGGTTTAGAAAGTATACGTTCTGAATTAACAGAAGAATTAAATGCAATAATAGAGGATACCGTTGAAGATGAAATCTTTGATATGGTTACGAAACCAAAACATTACAATACTGGTAAATATGAAACATATGACATTATTGTAGATGTTCTTGGCAAAAAAGAGGCTATCCATTATTGCCGTGGTAATGTTTTAAAGTACATGTTGCACCGCCTTTGGAACAAAGGAGATCCAATTGAAAATGCTTGCAAGGCTCAGTGGTATCTTGAAAAGATGATTGAATTAATGAAAGAAACAGAAGGAACTGATTGGTAATGTCAGTTGAAATAAAAGTTGACTTACAGTTTGAAATCAATATAACTGAAGTTTCAGAAGAACATAGGCACGAAGATGGAATCAGAGAAATTATATCAGAAGTGCTCGATGCGTGTATGTATGACATTCCGGGTTCGGAACTCAAAAGCTGTGAAATCGCTATTAAAGGAATTGATTAATGCAGTACCTCATTGACTACTTAGGTATTGAGATAGATTTAAACAGGGACAGAGAGCTTAGTGAGCAAGCTATGTCTTTACTTAAAGAATATTACATGATTGATAAAGAGACTAAAGCACAAGAAGCATTTGCTCGTGCGGCAGTAGCTTACTGTGAAGGAGACTTAGATTTTGCCCAACGTATTTATGATTATGCTAGCAAGCAATGGTTTATGTTTGCTTCTCCTGTATTGTCTAATGCACCAAGACATGGAGAAAAAATCAAAGGTTTGCCTATCTCTTGTTTCCTTACTTATGTTGGGGATACTTTGGAATCTCTCATTTCACACAATGCAGAAGTCGCATGGCTTTCTGTCAAAGGAGGTGGCGTGGGAGGACACTGGTCTGATGTACGTCCAGTAAGTGATAAAGCACCGGGTGTTGTACCCTTTATGAAGGTTGTTGATTCTCAGATGACAGCCTATAAGCAGGGCAAGACCCGTAAGGGTAGTTATGCCGCATACCTTGACATATCACATCCTGAGATTATAGAATTTATTAAGTTTAAAGATCCCACTGGTGGGGATTCAAATCGTAAGTGTTATAATTTATTTAACGCAGTTAATATTACAGATGCTTTTATGGAGGCAGTACAACGTGGAGAACAATGGGAATTACGATGCCCTGATTCAGGAGCTATTAGATCTACAATCCAAGCTAGAGAGTTGTGGAAACGAATACTTGAAGCTCGCTTCAAAACAGGGTCACCTTATCTTAACTTCATCGACACAGCCAACAGAGGGCTTCCAGAGTCTCAACGATCACTTGGCCTCGCAATTAGAGGCTCTAACTTATGCAATGAAATCCATCTCGCTACATCTGAAGAACGCACAGCAGTTTGCTGTCTCTCCTCAGTCAACCTTGAAAAGTGGGATGAATGGCGAGACACCCGAATGGTTCAAGACTTGGTACGACTCTTGGACAACGTCCTTAAATTCTTTATCCGCAATGCTCCAGAAGAAATAGAGAAGGCTAGATACAGTGCGTACATGGAAAGATCAATTGGCCTTGGAGCAATGGGCTTTCATGGTTACCTGCAAAACAAAGGAATTGCTTGGGAGTCTCGACAAGCAACAGGCCAAAATTATCAAATTTTTAAACGCATCAAGAAGGATGCTCTTAAATCAACCTACGAGCTTGGTAAGGAAAGGGGTGAGTGTCCTGATATGGCGGGTACAGGGAGGCGTAATGCTCACCTACTTGCGATTGCTCCGAATGCTAACTCGTCAATCATTTGCGGGTGCTCAGCGTCTATTGAGCCTATCAAGTCGAATGCATACACGCACAGAACTCGTGCAGGGGCGCATTTGGTCAAGAACAAAGCCTTAGAAAAAGTGTTGGAGGCACATGGTGAAAATACAAAGGCAACGTGGAAAAGCATTATTATTAACGAAGGCTCTGTCCAGCATCTGGACTTCCTCACAGATCACGAGAAGGATGTTTTTAAGACAGCCTTTGAACTCGATCAGGGGTGGGTTGTTGAACATGCGGCTAAGAGACAGGAATTTATATGCCAAGGGCAATCGGTAAATCTGTTTTTCCCTGCTGGTGTAGAACCTAAATACCCTAACGCAGTGCATATGAAAGCGTGGAAAGATGGGCTTAAAGGTTTGTATTATCTACGCACTAATGCAGGTGTGTCTGCTGATAAAGTAGGTAAGTCTGTTGCTCGTACTGCTTTAAAAGACTATGCATCTCAAGAGGAAGAGGGGGATGAATGTCTCTCCTGTCAGGGATAACAAATACTGTGATATACTACTAAAAATATATTGACTAATTCTCTCGTGTGAGTATAACTACTCTCCTGTTGCCCACTCCGGTGGGCTTTTTTTACGCTATAAAACGGAGCTATACAAAGTGCCACTATTAGAAGAAACTAAAACTTACAAGCCTTTTCAATATCCTTGGGCTGTAGAAAAAGCAATATCCCATGAAAAAGTACATTGGGGTGAATGGGAATGTAAGCTACAAGATGATGTAGCTCAATGGGGCAATGGGAAGTTAACAGATGTCGAACGAAACCATATCACGCAAATACTTAGACTATTTACGCAGTCAGATGTCCAAGTTGGAACTAACTATTTGGAATGCTATATCCCAAAATTTAAGAACAATGAAATACGTGCAATGCTTACTAGCTTTGCTAATCGTGAATTTGTTCACCAGCGTTCTTATGCTCTACTTAATGATACGTTAGGTCTACCTGAAGAAGAGTTCTCAGCCTTCCTAGAATACTCTGAGATGGCAGATAAGATTGAGTTCATGGCTGACATAGACGTAAACACTTACAGTGGCTTAGGCAAGGCTGTAGCGCGTTCTGTGATCAATGAAGGTATGTCTTTGTTCAGTGCATTTGTTATGCTACTTAACTACCAAAGATACGGCAAGATGAGAGGCATGTGTGAGATAGTGGAGTGGTCAGTTCGTGATGAGACTATGCATTGCGAAGGAATGACAAAACTATTCCATACATTTTGTGAGGAACACCCAAGGATTGTTAACGATGAATTTAAATCAGATATCTATCAAATGGTTAGAGATGCAGTCGCACTTGAAGATAAAGTTATTGACCTTGCGTATGAGATGGGGGATCTTGAAGGATTATCTTCAGACGAAGTTAAACATTATATACGCTACATTGCCGATAGAAGACTTATACAGTTGGGCCTCAAGGGTAATTACAAAGTTAAAGAGAACCCTTTGCCGTGGGTAGATTGGATTATTGCTGGGGATTCCCATAAGAACTTCTTTGAGGGCGTTGTTACAGACTACAATGCCGCAGGTATGGATGGTGATGATTGGGGTTGGCAAGCCGCGTAATAAGTATTTAATATAACCTATTGACATTTATGTTAATTAGTGTATAACTATTAGTTATATGAGATAAACTACTACAGTGGTTTTCCCTCCGCTGTTTGATCTCACCCTTACAGCAAAAAGTATAAGCCCCTCGCAATGAGGGGTTTTTTACTGTCTAAAACCCGGAGACTTTCTTCGTAAATGTTTTTCCTATCTCAATCAGTAGCTTTAAATCCTTTTCGTTCCGCAAGTTCGGTTTTCTTTTTACTTGATTTTTAAACTCAGCCACTGCCAAATTTCTTTTGTCTTTTGTTAGGGATTCAAATTGTATTCTCATAACTTCAGGTACGGAGTAATCTATATCGCCTTTTCTAGCTTTAAATTGCAGAACATCAAACACACGATTTCTAATCTCTGCTACATGAGATCGTGCGGCGAAAAGTAACATCCCCTTCTGTGTGACTTTGTCCTTATCAGCGTACACACTACCTTCCAGTGTACTTTTTAAAAAACTATTTAATGATTGAGAATCACCGTTGCCAGAAAGCTCTCTGCGCATAAGCACATCCGCAGGGCCAAACTTCATGTTTTTATACAAGTCGTACGCCGTTAGCCCAAGTCTGTTAAGCTCTTTCTCTAGTGCATTCAGTGGACGAGATCTAGCCAGACCTGTAACGGCAGTAGCAAATGGATCTCTAGTCTCTGTTGGCTCATCCGAAGTTATTTCATATCGGTACGGTGTTATAGGCTCACGTTCCAGTTTGTTTAATACTTTTTCTTTTAATGGTTGAGGCAAAGCACGAGATGCCCGTACACGGAATATGTCTCCAAACGTGACCTGACCATTAGTCTCATTAATCAAGCGATTTTCAGCATCTGTTATCTTATATATATCTCTTGCTACAGCTATTGGCATTGCGTATGAAAGTGTTGCTACATAGTCACCTGCAAATCGTCCCATAGCCTTTTCAAACTTCATGTTTGATACATAATCAGTATCTTCGCCTACGCCCGTAACCCATGCGGTTAACTCAGGCAATGCTTCAGATGCAAAGTATCCACCTGCACCAACACGCATACTTGTACCTAACATAATCTCAGATACAGTTTTTGCCTTTGCATTATCGACTATTTTTTTAACATTGTCTGCTTGAGTCGCAGTAGAATCGTAGTGTCTGTATAGCAGATCACCTAAATACAAAGGCAAAGACAATGGACCAAGGAATGGACGAAGATCTGTTTTATCGCCAGTTTCATCTACATACTGATACCACTGTGTGCCTTCTCCTTGTGATGCACGAAGCTGATACCCTATCGCAATCATTCCAACACCACTAATTTGCTTAGCAATTTTTTCTGGCGCATTTGTTTTATTCATTCCTATTAAACCAATTATAGGAGCGTGATCATAGGCGAACTCTATTTGATTCATAATAAAACGAGGAAAAGGAATAAGCATCCCCATTGCCACACCAGAAACTGGATGCTTGTCAAAATCTAAGTAT